AAACTAGAGTCTTCACTGGCGCACCTTTAGAGTTCACACTCTTGGCTAGGAAGTATTTCTTGAGTGCTATACGCTTGATTCAAAATAATCGTTTTGCCTTTGAAGCGGGACCAGGAACTATAGCTCAATCTCTAGAATGGCAAGAAATCTACAATTATCTTATTGCTCATGGTTCAGATAGAATTATAGCTGGAGATTATGCTAATTATGATAAACGTATGTCAGCTCAAGTGATGTTAAAAGCTTTTAAGCTGTTAATTCGATTAGCAATTTTATCAGGAAATTTTTCTGAAACTGATATTAATATAATGTGGGTTATTGCTAATGATACATCTTTTCCTTTAGTAGATTTCTTTGGTGATTTAGTAGAGTTCTATGGTAGTAATCCTTCCGGACATCCTTTGACAGTTATCATTAACTCTTTAGTTAATAGTATATATATGCGCTATGCATATTACATGCTTAATCCTAACAAAGAGTGCGTAACTTTCACTTCTAATGTAAATTTATTTACATACGGTGATGATAATATCATGGGTGTAAGTAGAAATATTTCTTTCTTTAATCATACTTCCATTTCAGAATATTTTGCTACGCTAGATATGACATATACAATGGCAGAAAAGGAAGCACAGAGTGTTCCTTTCATCCATATTAGTGAAGCTTCATTTCTAAAAAGAACTTTCAGTTATGATGCAGATATTGGTGCAATTGTTGGCAAACTAGATCATGATTCTATTGAGAAGATGTTGATGGTTTGGGTCAAAAGCAAAACAATTGTATGGCAAGAACAAGTAATTGCAATTATTACCTCAGCCAACATGGAATATTTCTGGTATGGTAAGAAAATGTATGAGGAAAAACAAATAATGTTTAGAAATATCATGAAAGAATTAAATATTGAAGATTGGGAAGTAGAATCTACTCTTCCAACATGGACTCAATTGAATGAAAGATTCTGGAATGCATCTAAACACATTGTGGCTGAAAATCAAAGCGATATTGTTAGTATCAGAAAGGGTGTAATTATTCCATCCGATATTATGAATCATATATTATCTTTCAACCGTCAACCATTATTTTTCCACACATTTATCGATGCTATCAATTATGAGGTTGAGTATATAGAGGTAGTGGCTAACTGGTACAACTCTTTCCCTAGAGAAAATATATTTAATGATTTGATTGAAGTTCGTGTAAGGAGAGAACATTTTCGAAATGTCATTTTCTGGAACAAAGTGAGAACATACTGTACATTATTTTTAAGTACCTTCGCAATATCGTTTTTCATTACATTAGTGTCGTATGTAAACTCAGTATGGGCAAAAGTTATAGTATATATACTTTTAATTTATGTGGCTCTTTTGGTTATGATCTACCTGCTTGCAGGTTTATTAGCTCGTCTGCATAGACGTTAAACCTGCATCATGGGCTTGAGCATGTTAAGTCCTATAAACCAAAAAACATGTATGCATTTATATATACTGCATATTTATATGATTTTATTATATGTATTTACCTTAGATATGAGCGTGGATATTTGCATTATACCTACCTGAGCGATCCTCAAAATCTCTATTTAGAGATGGTTTGGTTGGTAGCCTATTACATATAATTCGGGTTTGAGCTTTGAGTTGAACTCATTCCTTAAATAATTGACTCACTGAAAATCAAGCTATTGGGTACGAGGTATCCAACGTCGGGAACGCGGCTCCAGACGTAACACCACAAGCCGACGCTAATCAAACTCAAGTTACTGTGAAGTTTGCTGATGAAAATGCTGGAGAGTCCATTGCGTACAATCCTATTACTGATAATTCATATTATGATGCATATATGGCATCAACAGAGTTAGCATCTTTTCTGAGTAGACCAGTTGAAATATCAACTATAACTTGGGCTCCAGGAGCTACTTTATCAGCTTCTATCAAACCATGGATTGGTTTCTTCAATAATCCTAACATAAGAAATAAGATTGAAAATTACGCTTATTTAAGTTGTAATTTGAAAATTAAAATCATGATAAATGCTTCTCCATTTTATTATGGAGCAGCCTTATATTCTTATGAACCAAGAGAAGATCTTAATCCTGGAAAATTGGGTACTGGTTTGGGAGATCAAATTAATATAGGTCTTTCACAACGTCCTCATGTGTGGGTCTACCCACAAAATTCACAAGGTGGTGAAATGACTTTACCATTCTTTTATGAAAAGAATTGGTTGAGAGTCACAGAGTATGATGATTTTAATACAATGGGTGATATTATTATAACATCTCCAGTTGCACTTATGAATGCAGGGACAGCCACTTCTTCTATTACAATACATACAGTGTGTTGGGCAGAAGATGTTCGTGTCTGTGGACCTACAGTTAATGCTGCTCTTCAATCTGATGAATATGCTATTAAGGATGGGGTTATATCTAAGCCAGCAAGTGCTATTGCAAGTGTTGCCAGTAAATTAGTGAATACACCAGTTATTGGAACCTATGCTCGTGCGACTGAAATAGGTGCTGGTGCTTTGGCGGATGTTGCACGTGTATTTGGATATACAGACCCACCAGTGATTGAAGACTCTAAACCAATCAAGAATGTACCATTTCATGGAATGGCTTCTCCAGATATTAGTCAACCTATGGAAAAACTATCTGTTGATTGCAAAAATGAGTTAACCATCGATCCTAGAACAGTAGGTCTTGGAGGTCACGATGAACTTTCTATTGCTTACCTTGCACAAAGAGAGAGTTATTTAACAACTTTTGAGTGGGCTGACACGAAAGTGGTAGGTGATATATTATTTACTGGTCGAGTATTACCGAATTATTTTGATGTTACGGGTACTATAAATACCAATAATGCAAAATATAGTTTTACTCCTCTAGGAATGATTAATCAATGTTTTAGATATTGGCGGGGCGATATTATCTTTAGATTTAGATTTATTGCTTCCCAATATCATCGTGGTCGAGTGCGTATATCTTGGGATCCTCATGCAAATTTAAACACTTCTGGCGCTACTTTAACTACCAATTTTAGTCGTATTGTCGATATTGCTGAAGAGTCTGATGTAGAAGTGCGTATGAATTACAATCAAGCTACAGCTTTCTTGAAATGTCAGCAAGATTGGTCAGCATTGAATTTTAATGCAGGTACTGCTGTGGCTTCTCATGTTGAAGGCGAGACTAATGGTATGTTCAATATTAGAGTTTATACTGTACTATCATCGCCCAAAGCAGCGACACCTGTGAAAGTTATGGTTTCTGTGCGAGGTGCTGAAAATTTAGAATTCGCCAATCCAATGGACCTTTCTACAAAATTTTCTTATTTTGAAGTTCAATCTGATATCTCTGATTTATCTTTTCATAGTGATAATTCAAATCTGCGATATGTGTGTGAGATATGTAAATATGAATTCCCTAAAAGGAGAGTCAGGTGGTATCAGAAAATTTGCAATTGGTGTTCTAAAAGTAAGTGTTCCAGCAATATTGATGTTGTATATGTTGATGCTCAATTGCAATCAGAAATTACAGTTCAAGATATGGTTACTGGATCACCTCAGGCACCTCCTGAGAATAATCAGGTGTATATGGGGGAAAAAATTGTTTCCTTTCGTCAATTATTAAGACGCTCAGTCTTGGCTCGTATTGAAACTTTTGATACTCAAACCACTGGTAATTGGTTGCTGGATTGTATCCAAGGTCGTTTTCCTCTTCCATATGGTTTTGATCCCAATGGTGTGGATACTGCTGATAGACTTATTGCCACTCCTGGTACAGCTCCATTTAATGCAGTATATCCTATTTTATTCAATCTACTTCGACCATGCTATGTTGGTATGCGTGGTTCAGCTAATTGGCAATTTAATTTAGTTGGACCACGTCCATTAGGTCGCTTCTCAGTGCGTCGTGAGACTAATGAAAATAGAAGCGCTGCTTTATATAAGCAGGTTTCCACTCTCGCTACAACTACTGCGAATGTGAGTTCTACACTCTCACAAGAGATTTTACCTGGCCAAACTGGACGGAGTTTATTAAATCAAAACACACAAACAGGTCTTGCTGTTCAAGCACCCATGTACTCTCGTTTTAGATTTTTAGAGACTGAAGTTAGTCACATTGTGACTGGGTCCTCTGCTTTTGATACTGTACGTGACAATATTCACGTAACAGCGATCTTCAAACCAGATGCTGAAGCTCTACAAAATCCGAAGAATTATGTACTTGAGCGTTATTTTGCAATTGGCACAGATTTTACATTCTTTTGGTTCTTAAATGTACCAACAATGTATCTTTTGGAGTCATACCCATCTCCACCATAGTTTTTACCTCTTTTTCTTATAAAAGAGGAATTGCCCAGCTGATAGGGTATAATGTGTAGATATTATCAGCAAGTGAATAAATATGATGATCGATGCGTCGTTCTCCGTGTATAGTGCGGCATATTTTCCTCTTTTAATTTTGATTGAGGTTTTCGTAAAGCTTACCCGCTGAGGGTCTATGTTGCGTCTTTAGATGTTTAAACAATGACCTCATCGGGTCATTGTCATTTTTTACTAAACGACAATTTAAAGCAATAGCTATAGACTTTTCAC